TAGCCGCATTATCATTTATAGAATGGCAAAAGCTTTTACCAGCAACAGCTGCATTATCAATGGTTATGCTTATGTTTACGATTATGGAACATGGCGCTAGTAATGTAAAAGGCGCGATGGGTTCAATCGTAGCAATGTCCGTAGTTGTTGGATTACTTGGCATAATGTTAATTGCATTAAGCCAATGCAAATGGCAAAATACATTAGCAGCAGCTGCTGGACTATCAATAGCAATGCTGGCATTCGCTGGAACACTAGCAATTGTTGGCGCTACCGCTCAGGTTGCAATTGCAGCAATACCGGGAATAGCTGTTATGACACTAGCACTTGCTGCTATAACGGTTATGATATATGAACTAGCTCAGTGTAAACCGGAATCAGTTCTGGCATCAGCAGCTAGTCTGTCAGTCTTGTTATTAGCTCTTTCTGTAGCTTTAGCAATAGTAAGTCATATACCAATATCTGGAGCCATAGAAGGTGCACTGGGATTGTCAGCATTTATCGGCATAATGGGATTGGTTCTTGCTGCATTAGGTGCACTCTCACGAATACCGGGACTTACAGAACTAGTGGAAGATGGTGGAAGTTTCTTATCTTCTATAGGATACGCATTAGGCAATTTTGTCGGCAGCATAGTCGGCGGATTTGCAGCAGGAGCTACTTCCGGATTACCTGAAATAGCTGATAATTTATCTGCTTTTGGAGAAAAGATTCAACCATTTGTAACATCATTAGCATCAATAAATGCTGCTGATTTTGTGACAAAAGTTGGGGCACTTACGGCTGGTATATTGCTACTCACGGCAGCAGATTTTATATCTAGTATAATGACGTTTAGCCCAATTTGTAAAAGCTTTGCAGATTTAGGAAGTGAATTATCACAGTTTATGATAAATGCAATGCCGTTCTTAACAGCAGCATTGCTTATAAGCCCAGACATGATGAAAGGCGTTAAAGCGCTTGCTGAAACCATTATGATAATAACAGCGGCAAATCTTATATCTGGTATTACGGCATTTATTCCATTTGCAGGTTCTTTGAACACATTTGGTGAGCAGCTTGTTACATTTGGCGATGCAATTGCTAAATTTTCGGAAAGTGTATCTGGAAAGATAGATGAAGGTGCGGTAGAAGCAGCAGCGAATGCCGGTAAAATGATGGCTGAAATGGCTACAACTATACCTAATTCAGGTGGTGTCGTAGGATTCTTTGCTGGCGAAAATGATATTGACACGTTTGGTACGATGCTTAAGTCATTTGGTAAATCAATTGTGGCATTTTCTGAAACTGTAGCTGGTAATATAGACCAAGATGCTGTTCAGGCAGCTGCAGACGCTGGTTCTATCATGGCGAAGTTTCAAGAGACAATACCTAATACAGGTGGAGTTGTTGACTTCTTTACCGGTAAGAATGACATGGCAACCTTTGGCAATAATCTTGAGTCATTCGGTAAGTCAATAGCGTCATTCTCTGAATCAGTATCTGGCAAGATAGACTCCGATGCGGTTCAGACAGCAGCAAATGCTGGAGCCATGATGGTGGAATTAAATAAAATAGTTCCAGATGAAGGCGGAGTTAAAGGCTGGTGGTTTGGAGATAATGATTTATCTGATTTTGGTGATAATATTGCTGACTTTGGCGAAGCAATAGCGTCATTCTCAGCATCAGTGTCAGGAGCTGTTTCGGCAACAGCAATTAGTAGTGCAATTGATTCTGCCAAAGATTTAGTTGACTTCAACACCTATGCAAAAGATGCTAAATTTGATAATCTTTCAAAATTAAACTTAGCAATTAGTACCGATTTCACAGGTATTGCAGGTTCATTGCAGTCAGTATCTTCAACTATATCAGAAGGCATTAGCATAAAGAATATAAACAGCATGATTTCATGTTGTCGTTCGTTAGTTTCATTTTCTGCTGAAATCGGAAAAGATTCAGGAAGTAATTTAAAGAGCTTTGCATCGGCATTATCTGATTTCTCAAACCAGATGAAGACAATTGGCGATTCAGGTGTGAACGCATTACTTACTTCATTCAAAGGTGCTTCTGCTAAAGCTACGGAGGCAGGCTCATCAGTGGCCAAAGCAGTTAGTAGTGGCTTTTCAAAGAATGCATCGTCATTCACTAAAGCTGCTACAAGTGTATTGAATAAAATGATACAAACCGTAAAGGGATATAGTTCGAAAGCGTCATCTGCGATGAAAGCTGTAGCTGCTGGTATGGCCGATGGAGTTATATCAGGTAAAAACATGATCGTAAATAACGTCAAAAATGCAGTTAAGGCTGGTGTTACAGAAGCTAGAAGTTATAGAGACGCATTTTATGGAGCTGGCGCTTATCTTGTAAGGGGACTTGCTAACGGTATAAGTGACAATGACTATATTGTTAAAGCAAAAGCAAAAGCTATGGCAAAAGCCGCTACAAAAGCCGCTCAGAAGGAACTCGATGAGCATTCACCATCTAAAGTATTTTACAAAATAGGTAAATACATTCCTATGGGAATGGTTAAGGGTATTGAGGCATATGCTTCACAGGCTAAAGATTCATCTAAATCAATGGCTAGGTCAGCTGTTGATGGAGCATCATATGCCTTGGCAGCACTCACTGATATGATAAATGGTGATATTGATATGTCCCCAACTATTAGACCAGTTGTGGATATGAGCAGTGTTAATGCAAGTGCAAGAGATATGAATCAATTGCTTGGTGGTAATATAAATTTGGGATTAAGTGCTCAGTTAAATGCCATTAATTCAAGAATGCGCTCACGCAATCAAAATAGTGGTAATGCAGATGTCATCACAGCAATCAATGGACTGCGTAAGGATATCAGAAACCTTAGCAATACCACATACCAGATAGACAGAATAACATATGACGACGGCTCTAACATAGCTGACGCAATATCTACGCTTATCGGAGCAGTACAAACAGAAAGGAGGATCTAACATGCCAGCAGTATCGAATTTAAATGTTAAGTTGCAGAGTGGTACCGCAAACACATATTTTGCGACTTGGGATTTCAATGAATGGACAAAATCCACAGTAGTGACAGGTACTGCTATGGGTGTTGGGTCTCTTGTCTCAATAGCATCAAATGCAACATATTATAATGGACAGCATATGCCAGACTGGGTCAAAAACGACAAATGGTATATTAAGCAAATAACTGGTGATCGAGCAGTAATCGATAAAAATGAGTCTGGCACTCATAGCATTAATTCACCGGTTAACGTTGCATATTTATCAGGCGGAACTCAACAGACTTCTGTTGTTGACGTAAAAACACTTGATCACTATGCCACCGAGTGGGATTATAATACGGGTGATGGTATTTGGTTCGTTGGTCAAAAGGGTGACACCACCGACAAATATGTTACATATAATGCGCCATCTAATGCACTAATGGTACGATGTTGGTTACTGCCAGTTTCAACATCGCATGACGTGAATGGCACTTCGACTGCATATTGGACAGGGACATGGGTATACGCTGATCATTCCCCAGCTGGAGATCCACCACCACAGATGGGCACCCCTTCTGTAGAAATAAAAAAATATTCATTAACGGCTTCATTAACAAACATTGGTGATTACAATGAGAATGGAGATTACAACAAAGTTGATGAACTGTCATTTGAAATATACAAAGATGACGTACTTTATAAAACTGGAACAGTAACAGTCCGGCTGGCTCAAGGCGCTTTCACTTGTAATGTTGAAGCTGGAAGTGAATATATGGCTCGAGTTAGAGCTATAAACGATTATTATGGAGCTCAAATATATGGAGCTTGGTCAGATTACTCAAGCAAAGTAGGTACTATTCCGGCAGCACCAGCTGGTATTACATCATGCAAGGCAACTTCAAAGACATCTATTCAGATTCGATGGTCAGGTGTTAAAAGTGCTACAAGTTATGATGTTGAGTATGCGACTAAACGCTCATATTTCGACTACACAAACCAGACAAGCACAAAGACCGGGATAAAGACTACACAGTTTGAATTCGTTGGTCTTGAAGCTGGAAACGAATATTTCTTCAGAGTGCGTGCTGTAAACGACAAAGGAGAGTCTGAATGGACTGATATTATCTCTGTTGTAATTGGCACAAAACCAGCAGCACCTACAACATGGTCATCATCGGCAACTGTTATAACTGGAGAGCCATTAAAACTCTACTGGATACACAATGCAGAAGATGGCTCAAAATGGAAGTACGCTGAGCTTGAAATCACGGCGGACGGAAAGAAAGTTGCTACCAATCCAGACCCGATTAAGAATACAAAGACAGAAGACGAAGCCGATACAACCGCATTTTATAGCATTAACACTTCTATATATAAAGAAGGAACGGTCATTGACTGGAGAGCTAGAACATGCGGTATCACAAACGAGTATAGTGACTGGTCTGTTATGAGACGAGTTAACATCTATGCTCCGGCTACTTTGTCTCTGAGTATTCGAAATAAAGACAACAACCCTACGGAGGTTATTACACAATTTCCATTTTATATTTATGGTCTTCCGGGACCAAAAACGCAGGCACCTATAAGCTATCATGTGGCAATAGCAGCGGCAAATAACTATACAACAGTAGACCAAATAGGTCAGACCAAAGTAGTTAATGCTGGTGAGGAAGTATATTTTAAGAACTTCGATACATCTGAAGCTCTTTTAGTAGAAATGTCTGCAAACAACATAGACCTTGAAAACAATCAAGATTATATTGTAACAGTAGTTGTATCCATGAACTCTGGACTTACAGCTATGGCCACAGCAAACATATCTGTCAATTGGACAGAGAGTAAATATGAACCAGATGCAGAAATAGGAATAGATGAGACATCATATTCTGCATATGTTCGTCCATATTGCATAGATGCAAATGGAGACCCGGCTCAGAATGTAACTTTGGCTGTATATCGAAGAACATATGACGGTGATTTTGTTAAGATTGCAGACAATATAGAATGTAACCGTAACATACACGTTACTGACCCGCATCCGGCTCTTGACTATGCTAGGTATCGCATAATTGCAACCGAGATATCGACGGGAGCAGTGAGCTTTTACGACCCACCGGGGTACCCTATAAATGGACCAGCTATCATTCTACAATGGGATGAGGAGTGGTCAAGTTTCGACACGAATAATAGTGATAAAATGGTAGAACCCCCGTGGGCTGGCTCAATGCTTCAACTTATGTACAATGTCGACGTAACGGAAAATACAGATCCAGATGTTGAACTTGTTTCGTACACTGGGCGTGAAAATCCCGTCTCTTACTATGGAACTCAGATAGGTACGTCAGCAACATGGAATACTGATGTATGCAAGAATGACAAAGAGACAATTTATCAGCTTCGACGTATTCAAAGATGGAGAGGCGACGTATATGTGAGAGAACCATCAGGTGTAGGCTTTTGGGCAAACATCAAGGTATCATTCTCACAAAAGCACTGCAACGATTTAGTTCCAGTGACATTAACCATAACAAGAGTAGAAGGAGATATGTAACATGACTGACTGGAGTAAGTCTATGACACAAACTTTCGAGTATTATACAGTCAATCCGACAACTTGGAAAGACGTAGACTTACTCAAAAATGTCAAGACATCTACAATAACACGAGATTCAAGTGCCGAAACTCTCGGGTCTGCATCGTTTGATATAGATGATAAGATTGGAGAGTGCTATATACGAGTTTACCTCAAAGCAATTCAAAATGGGGTAACAGAACGTGTACCACTTGGAACGTTCCTTTTACAGACGCAGAGTTCTACATTCAATGGCAAGAGAGAAACAACTTCTATTAGTGCCTATACCCCTTTGATTGAGTTGAAAGAGAACCTACCAGATTTGGGTTATTCGATATTCAAAGGAGAGAATGTCATGGACAATGCGAAAATGATAATCAGAGAACATGCGAGAGCCCCAGTTATTCCGGTTAGTAGTGGAGTTACCTTATATGGTGACTTTGTTGCTAATTCAGATGACACGTGGCTCTCTTTTCTTTCTGATTTGATAGCAAACGCAAAATACGAATTGGGCTTAGACGAGTTAGGTCAGATTCTTTTCTTACCTAAGCAGGACGCAATGGCTTTACAGCCGGCATGGACATTTACATCTGATAATTCCTCAATACTCCATACTGGTATGAGCATTGAAAGGGACCTATACGGCATTCCAAACATCTTGCAGGTAATATATACAAAGAACAACGAACACTTTGAGTCTATTGTAAAGAACACAGACCTAAACAGTCCGGTATCCATTCAAAATAGGGGTAGAGAGATTACTAAGAGAATCACAGACCCGAATATTGGTGGTATTCCTACAAAAGATATGGTTGATGAGTATGCTAAGAGTATGCTTAAAAGCCTATCAACATTACAATACACGATTTCCTATGTCCATGGCTATTGCCCTGTAAGAGTTGGAGATTGTGTAAGATTTATGTATCCTGAGGCAGGATTGAAGGACATAAAAGCTAAGATAATTAGCCAGTCTATATCCTGTGAACCGGGATGCCCAGTGACAGAGAAAGCGACATACACAGTTAAATTATGGGGGTGATATCATATGGCATTAAACAGTAAACTCGCAAAAGAGTTTGCTCAGATTATTAAGGAAGATAAGACTGCTTCCAAAGATACAACCGTGTATGGCACTGCCGTGAAATTTAACGGTAAGATGTACGTTAAGATAGATGGTTCAGAGCGGATGACACCGGTTGAGACTACAACAAGTATTAAAGAGGGAGACAGAGTAACAGTACTGATTAAAGCGCACTCGGCTACAGTAACTGGCAACGTCTCTGATCCAGCATCAAGCACAAGTGATAAGAAAGCTACAGATGAGAAAGTTAACGACTTATCTGGTAAAGTGACCGAATTTGGTACAATTGTAGCTGGTAAAGTAAGTACTGACCAGTTGAATGCCGCTGAGGCTAGGATTGAAAGTCTGGAAACATATAATGTAACGGTTAAGGAAAATCTGAAAGCCAATAGTGCAGATATTAAGAATCTTAATGCTGATAATGTGACTATTAATCAGACACTTAAAGCCAATAAAGCAGCTATAGATAATCTTAATACAAAAGTTGCAGTTATAGATACTCTCGATACAACATACGCAACAATCACAGACTTAAAAGTCACTAATGGCACAATTCACAACTTGTCTGGCGATTATGCCTATTTTAAGCGAACCACGACCGATACGTTAAACGCTTTAAATGGTAACTTTGAAAGCCTTGACAGTAAATATGCTAATATCGATTTCTCTAACATCAGCAAAGCAACAATGGGAGAGTTTTACGCTAACTCCGGTTTGATTAAGAATGCTGTTATCGGAGACCAGACTATTACCGGAGAACTTATCGGTGTAACTATTAAAGGTGACCTTATTGAAGGGGGAACTATAGTTGCAGATAAGCTTGTAATGAAAGGCAATGACGGTTTATATTACAAACTCAACACTGACGGAAACACAGTAAGTAGCGAACAGACGGTTTATAATAGTATAAACGGCAGTATCATCACAGCTAAATCTATAGCAGCTGAAAAGATAGCAGTTAATGATTTAGTGGCATTCGGAGCAACAATAGCTAAGTATCATATTACCCAAAATGCTTTATATTCCGGTACAAAAGAGGCAGTTGATAATACTACTCGAGGAGCGTTCTTAGGCGAAGATGGACAGGTTAACTTTGGTGATAGCAATAATTACATTAAATTCTTCACGGATGCTGATGGTAAGTATAAGCTTAAAATTTCAGCAGACAGCTTAGAATTTTCAACTGGAAAGAACCTGCTAGACAGTCTTAATAGCATTGATGACAAAGTAAATGCTATAAAATCTATAGACACAGTAACTATTGGATATTTGGTAGGCGATAGTGGAACCGAACCGCCTACAGGAGCATGGAGCGATGATATTCCTGTTATACCGAATGGTAAATTCTTATGGACCCAGACTATTACTACATACACAGATAAATCATTCAAAATAGGATACTCTGTAAGTAGTAAAGGTGATAAAGGAGACCAAGGTATTCAAGGTCTTAGAGGTTTGCAAGGTGAAAAAGGTGAGCGGGGAATCCAAGGCCCTAAAGGCGAATCCGGATTAAACTCATATTTCCATATTAAATACTCATCAGTTGCCAAACCCACATCTTCTTCGCAAATGACCGAAACACCGTCCAAATACATAGGTATATACGTAGATAATGCAGCGGTGGACAGCAATGACCCAACTAAATATACTTGGCAACAACTTGAGGGTACTCAAGGAGCAAAAGGTGACCAAGGTATTAAAGGTACTGACGGAACAAATGGAAAGACTTCGTATTTACATATAGCATATGCAAATAGCGCAGACGGGAAGACAGGATTTGATGTTTCGGTCAGCACCGGAAAGCTTTATATCGGACAGTACACGGATTTCACTCAAAATGATAGCACAGACCCAACTAAATATTCTTGGACAAAGATTAAAGGTGAGACGGGTGCAAAGGGTGATAAAGGAGCCGCTGGAGCAACCGGCCCTCAAGGTCCGCAAGGTGTAAAAGGCGACAAAGGTGCTACCGGCCCTCAAGGTGTAAAAGGCAATACAGGAGCAACTGGTCCTCAAGGTCCTCAAGGAGCAACTGGTAAAGGTGTTAAATCCACCGCAGTAACCTATCAGGCCTCAGCATCTGCTACCTCAGCTCCAACAGGAACATGGTCTGGTTCGCCCGTCACTACTTCGGCATCTCTTCCATATATGTGGACAAGAACAATTATCACATATACAGATAACACCACCAGTACCTCATATTCAGTAGGATGCACTCCAGAAGGTGTAAGTGTAGGCGGAAGGAATTTGATTAGAGGTTCTGGTAAATTAGGAGATGACTTTGCAGCTGGAAATGGAACAGCAGTAACTGGTGGATATAATGGTAATAAAGCAATATCTACTAATACGGCACGGACTGGGTATTATATACATTTAAAAGATATAGTGAATAGAGCAAAAATAACTACAGGCACAACTGTAACCATTTCTATATATGTCAGCACAACATCGAAGACTGAAGTAATGACACCTGCTATTTATTTGTACAGAGGAAATGGAAATGAACAAACTGGAGCATTTGGAGCTTTGAAATTGATAGCTGGTAAATGGGTGAAAATATCTAAAACATATACAATCACGTCAGCCATTTCTAACCTATTAAATACTACACGTTTTGAAGCCTCGGGAAACACAACGTTTACAATATTGTGGTCATCTCCAAAACTCGAAATCGGTAACAAAGCCACAGACTGGACACCCGCCTCCGAAGACCAAGTATCTAAAGGCGATGTGGTTAACCAAATTAATTCTGAACTCAAAATATCCGGCAATTCCATAGCACTCACAACCGGGCATTTCACCATCAACGCTAAGAACCTGACCTTAGATTCTGCAGGAAATGCGGTGTTTAGTGGCAAAATTAAAGCAGCTGTTATAGAGGGCGGAACTATTTCTGGTGCTACTATAACTGGTGCAGCAGGCGAATTTACGAAGAGTTTTGAAGTATTAATACCATATGAAGGTGAAGAACCTGGAAATTATGGAAACTGGAGAATGCTCATAACTGATTCCGGTTCAATAATCGGTTTTGAAGGGCGTCCAGGTGGGCCAGCTGAAGATTCATATATATTGTTTAATCCACCACAGACATCTACTGCTGGGGGCAGTATTAACACCGGCGATATAGTAGTACATTCACAGGGTTTTTCGACATATACAACAACCACATCAAGTCTTTATGCTATTGATAATTCCGATAATGTAAAAAGCAGTATCCATGTAAAACCGGATAGCATAACTTTAAACCATAATCCGTCTTTTATAACAATGGGCAATGATTTAAGTTTAACATGTAATTATGCAATATATGTTAAATCTGCATGGGGAATATGTGTAGAGTCTTCCCGTATTGGAAAAGGATATGTAATGCATGGCTGGGACCAAGGAGCTCACAACTATAATTGTTGGTGGGATGGCTCTAAACTACATTTTTATGTCGATAAAGGTGACATATGGAATTCCTCAGATATAAGATTAAAACGTGATATATCAAGTATTCGGGATGAATATATCGAAGCTGTAGGGAAAGTTGATATGGTTCAATATAGAATCAACCGGCAAGGATATAACGATAATACATTGCATTTCGGTGTTATTGCTCAAGATATATCCAAGGAATTAATGTGTAAGGGATATTCGGATAGCGGTCTTGCTATGATTTTTAAAGATAAAATACATATGGATAATCCAACATTATATTATGGTATGGATTACGAGCAATTTCTCATTCTTAGACTTGCCTATAATGAGAAAATTATAAAACAGATGCAAAAAGAGATTGCTAAATTAAAAGGAGAACAAAATGAAAACATTTAACACAACATTAGGACGGTTATACGACATCGAGCAGTCCATTATTAAAAACGGAATCGTAAACATGTCATTTTCGAGAAAGGGTAGTTTCTCGATTGCTCGAAACTTAAAGAAAATCACGAATGAACTTGAGACATACAAAGAGGAAAGATCTAAACTTATCAAACAGTATGCTGGGGACTCAGATTCAATCAATCCGGACAACCCTAACTGGACTCAGTTCTATACAGAATATAAAGAGCTGTCGGATGTAGAGGTTTCGCTGGAGATTAACACAATTACTGAGGAAGACTTCCCAGAAGAGTGTACACCTATGACATATGTAACACTTGAGTTCATGACTGAAGATAATAAGGAGGAAAACTAAAATGTTAGATGCAAGCACAACAATTTCAATGACAGGAACATCTAAGCATCCTACAACACAGCAGGAGCTTATGGGTATGGAGGCAAGACTTGAGTATGATGGTAGAATCAATATGTACAAGAGCTACCCTGACCGCAAAATATACAACGACAACAAAGCTGTAGCAGATACTGATTACGATAAGTTTGAGGCATATGCCAACGCTATATTTGATAAGGTCTCAGCAGGAGAATCTGCAACAGAGGAGGTGTAAAATATGGATTTTAATGCATTAACTTCGTATTTTGTACCAGTAGTAGTGATTGCGTGTCTTATCTTGGGATACATATTTAAACACGCATCATTGTTCAAGTTCATACCAAACGATGACATCCCAGCTATTCTTGCATTAGTAGGTGGCATTTCAAACCTGATTGTTACTGGACTTTCATTTCAGAACTTCATATTGGGTGCTTTAATGGGATTGGCTTCTACCGGTATGCATCAGGCATTTAAGAATTTCGTAGAGAATAACGACGAGGAATAATAATGGATACAATACAATTCATAGGCTACCTGATTACTTCAATAGTTACATTAGGAGCTTTTGTGGGAGTTGTAATGAAATTTGTTCAGCCTATTAACGATTTGAGAGTTGTTATTCAAAAGCTCAATGATGCTATTGATACTCTGACTAGAGATAATCAGGAGCAGAACAACAGAATAAATAAACATGGCGAACAGATTGATGACCTCAACACCCGAGTAGCATCAATTGAATCAAACATGAACAGAAAGTAGCATACACGGGGGTCAGACCTCAACATTACGATTTCTTCAAAATAGTATATGGAGGAATCAAAATGAACAAGACAAACAACAAACTGACCCCTAATGTTATAACTGTAGACATAGATAAGCTATCTTCTATGTTATCGTGTGGCCATGCAACTGCACGAAAAATAGGAGAGCAAGCCGAAGCCAGAATCTACATAGGTCGCAGAGTGCTGTATTCAGTCAATAAAATTCAAAGATATTTGGATAGTATTGCGGAATAGCTATTTAGAGTGATATTTGTTATAATGAACACAACGAAACGTGTTGAATTATTCTAAATAGCTTGCGCAACGACGTATGGAGGAACGGATTATGGCAAGCAGAAAAGATTCAAAAGGCAGAAAATTAAATACTGGAGAGAGTCAAAGAACTGACGGTATATATGCATACAGATACATAAATGCGCAAACTGGCAATCGCGAGGCTGTGTATTCTAAGGACTTGAAAGAGCTTAGACGTAAAGAAAAAGAAGTGAACGCCGATATTGACGACCATATTTTAACAGGTCCATCAGTTAAAGATGTTACATTAAATTCTTTATGGGAGGTATATTTGTATACTAAAGTTCTTGATGATGGAACAAAAGCAAACTATAAATCGTTATGGAATGCACATATTCGTGACACGATTGGTCAATTAAGAATCACAGATGTGAGAACATCTACTATTAAAATGCTATACGCTAAGATGGATAAAGAAAAATATGCCTGCAGTACATTACAGTCAATTCATAACTTATTAAATCCATTATTAGAGTTGGCAGTGGACGATGACTATATTCGTAAGAATCCGGCACGAAGCATTACAATTGGTGATTACGGCAAGAAGACTAAATTCAAAACAGCAATATCCCCAATTCAACAAAAGCGGTTATTAGAGTTTATGCAACAAAGCAAAATGTTTAGTAAGCATATCCCAATGATGACAATTATGTTGGAAACATCACTTCGTTGCGGCGAACTAATAGGCCTTACATATAATGATGTAGATTTAAAGAAGAAAGAGCTGTACGTAACGCATCAGTTGACATATCGTAACTACCAAGATGGTGAAGGCTGTAAATTTCGCATCAAAAAGACAAAAACTGATGCCGGTAAGCGAACAATACCATTAACAGATGCTGCTTGCGATGCGTTTAGAGCAATAAAGTTGCAGAATTTCCAATTAGGAAAAATATGCTCCGTTACGATAGATGGATATACAGATTTTATATTTGTGACGAAGCATGGACGACCTATGATGCCGAATGGTGTAAATAACGCTTTATATAATGTAGTTAAGTATTATAACGAGTATGAACTGAAAAAAGCATCAGAAGAGAATAGAGAGCCAGTTCTTATTCATCAATTCTCTTCTCATGTTATGAGACATACTGGATGCACTAACATGGCGAGGTCCGGTGTAAACATTAAAGCAGCGCAATATATAATGGGACATGCTAAAAGTGATGTAACATTAGACGTGTATAATCACCTAAATAATGCATTTGATGCTAAGCTTGAAATAAAAAAACTTGAAAAAAATGGTACAGTAATGGTACAGTAAACGCCAAAATTAAGTTAATAGAAAATTAATAAAGCCTGAAAACCCTGTAAAATCAAGGGTTTTAAAAATTACTTTAAAAAAATTAGCACTCAAGGGTTGACATTGCTAATAGGTGGTGGTATGTTATGTACAGATAAAAAATTAGCACTCCAAAATACAGAGTGCTAACAAATTAAAAGCATACTTCAGATGGAGCGTGTGACCAATGGAAAATGAAAACAAAGAACTAGAATTGAGCGAGAGACAGCTTACCATACTGGATGCAATCATCCGCAATTATCTCGCCACAGGAGAGCCGGTTGGCTCACGTACAATTTCAAAATATACAGATCTTAATCTGAGCTCGGCAACAATCAGAAATGAGATGAGCGACTTAGAGGAGATGGGCTATATAGTACAGCCACATACCTCAGCAGGAAGAATTCCTTCGGATAAGGGCTACAGATTATATGTAGACCATCTTATAGAGACCAATGATAAGAAGGAAAAAGAACTTTCTGATATGAAGGAGCTGGTCATTGAAAATACCGAGAAGATGGAGCAGGTTTTAAAGCAGGCGGCGAAGGTACTTGCAAACAATACCAATTATGCCACACTTGTTTCTGCACCGGATGTCAATCACAACAAGGTGAAATTCATCCAGCTTTCACAGGTTGACGACCAGCACCTGCTTGCAGTAATTGTTATGAACAATAATATGGTCAGAAACAAGATGCTTGATTTATATGAGCCGCTTGACAATGAGAC